CGAGGTAGGCGACAAGATAGGCGGGATCGTAGTCGTCGAGGTCGGCGATGCGAGGCTTGTCGTAGGTGCCGAAGAGCTGGTCGTAGTAGTTGATGGCGCGACTGTAGAGGTCGTTGGGATTGTCGGAGACGAAGTGGACGTGGAGGGTTCCGTCGGGGGCGTCGTGGCAGGGACAGTCGTTTCGGGGACAGTAGTAGTAGTTGTCGTCGTTGATGTCGTGGATGTTGTTGTTTCCGGCCATGTTGTGGTGGTCTCCTCGGGCAGGGTGGTCGTTGTTTCTGGAACGGTACTGGTTGTGCTGGTTGTGGTGGTGGATGGGGCAACAGGGGCGGTGGCGGTGTCCAGCGTGTACGACGACCCGTACCAGGCGTCAGGGTTTCCGCAGCAGACACCCGTGCGGAGCCGGTATTGCCCCGGCTGGACAGGAACATTCAGGTACGAGTCCAGCCCGTAGTAGTCGTCGTTCTGGGCGACGAGAACACCGTCGGAGTCGTACAGCCACAGCATCGAGTCAATGCCGTTCTGAATGGCGTAGGTGCGAATGGTGAAGACTGACGGCTCGTCGAACGAGAAGTAGATGTCCGTCGGGCCGGTGACGGTGATCGTTTCCGCACGGGCAGGCTGAACCCATGCCAGCAGGCATACGATCAGGACGGTTAGGCGCGGTACATATCTCACCGCATCAGATTACACCGTCACTTTTTCGTGGGGCGAAACAGCATTTTCTCTAGCATTTGAATCGTTTCTGCTAGTTCTTGTTCTTCTTCAAGACCTCGAGGGGTGCAACGAGTCAGAAACTTGTGGATGGTTCGCGCCAATCGAATGCTGATGTTCATCTGCGACCTCAAGAAGATTGATGACCTTTTGGACCATCTTGACAGGTATGTGAAGGACTGAGTCTACACACGCTTCCGGTGTCCACGATTGGGTTATGGAGACGTGTTTGGCTTTGCCGCCTGTCCGTTTATCCAACAGGAATCCGACGCTGTGAACCTCATACGGGCCGTCGTCTTCCATCTCGTCAAGCCGAGTCCATTGGGATGTTCCAGCATGGGCGTCGTGCCAAATGACGAGAACCGGTTTCACCACTTTTCCTTCTTCCTGTCGAGGCTGAAGACTGGTGCTTGAATCGTAATGCCATGTTCGGGGGTGACGATGGCAAGAGCCTGCTGGGGTGGTTCATGCCCGAAGTTGGACACCCATGCGTATTCGTCGGTGCCTTTCAGGCTTCCGTTGACGATCAGGCCGGGGGTTTGGATCAACTGGTGCCAATGCCCCATCCAGAGGGTGGAGAACGGGGTTCCGGTGTCGTTGGCTCGCTGGGCTTTCCGCGCTCGCATCCGCATGATCGGAGGCCAGATACCGCCGATACCGCCACCGCCGGACACTTGATCGCCGTGGGTGAGCAGATGGTGAGTGTTGTAGATCGGGATCAGGCAGTCGGTGTTCTCGCCCACCTGGAATGTGAACCGTTTGTCGGAGCCGAGGTGGCGTTCAATCATCTTGGCCAACAGCCAGTCAAAGTTGGTTCTGGCACGGAGTTTCGCTCGAGGTTTCCGGCTCATGCGTCCGTGGTTGCCCATCACCGCTGCGACATGGACTTTCCCGAACTCGTCTGCGAACAGGGTCAAAGCCGCGCACAGTTGCTCCGACCAATGCAGGAGCGAGCCGAGCATCGTGTCCTCGTTCGTCTGGGCTAGTTCCTCATGGATGTCGCCGGAGAAGATGTCGCCTCCCAGCATGATGACCACCCCGTCGTAAGTAACGCCAGCCAGATAATGGCGAGCGATCTTGATGGCGTTGATCGCCCACGCCTGAAGCCGTAGTTCTGCGATACGCCGGTTGTAGGCGTTCAGACCGCCAACTTCTTCGGGCAGAACCACCTCGTCAAAATGGGTGTCCGACAGGAGCAGGGTCAGGGTGGCGTGTTTCTTGCGTCCAGACGGGGGGCTGACCAGCCATTTAGGGGGTGTGAGCTGGGCGTTCGTAGCCGAATCCACCAGATTCAGGGCGCGTTCCAGTTCCTCGACACGTTCAATCAGCCGGACGTTCTCCTGGTTCAACTGGTCGCGTTGGCGGCGAATCCGGTTGACCGAAGTCAGGTCGTTGTTTTCGGCGTTGATGTCGTCAGCGAGGCTCACAGGAGCATTCTTTCTTCCGGTGCCGTGGGATCGCTGACGGCTTCACTTCGATGCCACGGTTGCGTAATGCTCGGACGATTGCCGAATGTTGGATGTTCGGATCGGCGAAGGCGATCTCGAGGTCGGCTCGGTCTTGGTTGCTCATGGTCGCCATCGTTTGGGCAACCCAACAGTTTGGGCCGACCCCTCGACGGTTCTCGGAGCGGATTGACTCCAGCAGGCTTGGTTTGGTCACGGTTCCTCCATTGGCAGGTTGTTGCTGAGAGGCTACCTAATTTCAGGCGGGGGGTGGTGGAAATACGGGGGTCGCTTCTGTCCCGTCGTAGGTGTCCATGAAGTCGCGGAGGGCTTGTCGGTAGTCGGCCCATGCTTGGCGGTCGACGGGTGCGTCCGGCAGTTGTGTCCAGTCTGAGGCAAGCAACAGGTAATTGCGGTAGTGGCGCACCAAATTGATTATTGGTTCATTGGGGTAATACGACCGCAAATTGGTGAAGTCAAACGGGGGTGAAAGTGGTTCGCTCATATTTATGCCTTGATGATGTAGTTGAGAACGATGTACGGCTGGAGGTTGTTGTGCGCTCCGTCTCCACCCGTGTTCTGGTTGGTTGCGGTCGTGTTCTGGTTGGTTGCGGTGGTAGCGATGTTCGTTGCGGTGGCCGCTTGGTTTGTTGCGGTTGTCGCAATGTTGGTGGCAGTCGTGCTTCGAGAAGCCACGTTTGATGCACCAGTTCCACCGTCCGTCAACTCACGGAAAACTGAACCAGTACCGCGAGGGATAAGGTTTCCGTCAACCGTATGGTTGTGAGCGTTCTGAGTGTGGTTGTGGCTGTCCTGCGTGTGATTGTGTGAGTTCTGCGTGTGGTTGTGGCTGTCCTGGATGTGCGTGTGAGCGTTCTGGGTATGCGTGTGCGACGGCATTTCGGCTGTTACCAGCGTGTGCGTTTTTGCACCACCCGTTTCACCAAGGACATCAAACTCGGTTTGTGCAGAGTCTCGACCGACAGGAATACGACCCTTGAGGTTCGGCAGGTTGAATGTCGTAGAACCGTCGCCAGTTCCGTATGTCGTGCTGATGACACCAAACAGCGTTGCGTATGTTGTACGCGAAACTGCCGATCCGTCGCAAAGCAACCAATCAGTTGGGGCAGTTGCGGTTGACCACATACTGATTGAGCCGGTTGGCATTGACGCTGATGATGGGGCTGTTGGTGCAAACTTTGTTCCGTTATATGCAAGAACCTGATTGGAACTAGCACCGGTCGTGTCAATCTCGATGCCGTCCACGGTCAAAACTGAGGTGGCTGTGGTTCCGGTGATCGTTGCCGACGCCGCCCCAACACCGTTGGTCACCGAGACCGCGTTTGCCGACACCGTACCGGTCGCTGTCACACCCACGAACTGGGGACTCGAAGTGGTGGCAACAGCTTGTCCGATGGAGATGGTCGCTGTTGATCCTTCGCCTGTACCGCCCGAGACGGTCACGCCGGTGCTGGCCGCCACAGTTGCCACATAGTCGCCCGTCGTCTTAGTTCCGAGAGCCACCGAGTCGTTGCCGATGTTGCCTGACGGCACGGTGCCAGACAGTTGGCTCGCCGGGATACTGGTCAAACCTGCGCCGGAGCCGGTGAACTGTCCTGACGTGGTACTGATGTTGCCAGTCACCGAAATGGTGTTCGGGGTGTTCGCTGACGGTCCGCAAGCAACGACGATGCCACCGGTGTTGGTATTGACTCGAGAGACGTGGCCGACGACCTGAATGACAGCCGATGCACCTGTCGGGCGAGTGCCAGTCAATCCACCGCCAGATGCGACATACAGGGGTTGGTTGATGCTGTACGCGGCGGTGTTTTGGCTGTCAAGGTCGCCGACGATGACCGCGTGTCCGTTCGCATTCACAGCAATGTCGCCATCGGTGATACCGATTGCAGGCATCTTTGCGCTGTTGGAAGCATCAGCCGGGGCGATCTCGGCCACCTGTGTTGAGCCGACAGTTCCGGTGATGTACACGGGGGTGCCATTTGGGATGGTGCTGGCTGTCGTGTTCTTGACGTGGAAGTACACCAGACCGGCCAGATCGCCGTGGATGTGCGGTGCGTACACGGTTCCGTCGACTGTCAGGTTGGACGTGAAATGCCCGTCGCCGGTGACATCCAGCGAGTATGCAGGGGACGTGTTGTTGACCCCGACGCGGTTGTTGGTTGAGTCGACGTACAGGGTTCCTGAGTCAACGTTCAGCCCACCGAATGCGACCGTGTCACCTGTTCCGACTGACTGTCCGATGGCAACGGAGGGGGTTGCCCCTTCCGAACCTGACCCGGTGACAGTAACTCCGGTACCGCCGGTAATGCCAGCCACATAGTTCCCGGTGGTTTCCGTGCCAAGCGTGATGTTCGGGGTCGCCCATTTGATGCCTGCCGTCTGTGTGGAGTCTGCGATCAGGTATTGCCCGTCGGAGCCGACTCCGAGACGTGCTGGGGTGTCGGCTGCGGTTCCGGCGATGAGGTCACCTTTGGCGTCAATGATGCTCTTAGTGATGGCGTTCGGGTCTTGTTCGGACGACCAGCGCACACCGGAGGTTTGGCTGGAATCGGCTACCAGAACCTGATTGTCTGTGCCAACAGGTAGACGAGTGAAAGCGTCTGCGCCCGTTCCGACGAGAAGATCGCCTTTGGCGTCGTAGGAGGCGGTGATCGGGTCAGCACCCCAACGCAGGCCGGATGCCTGGGTGGAGTCTGCGAGCAGAACCTGACCGTCCGAGCCGACCGCGACTCGAGAGGGGGTGTCCGCACCAGTTGCCGAGATCAGGTCACCTTTGGCATCCAGAATCGTCTTGGAGATGGCGTTCGGGTCGGTGGTCTCGATGGGAGCCTGCGAGAACGACGGCTGTGCGAGGGAGGGGGGAATAGTCATGTCAGGCTCCTCTCGTCACGTCTTGATGATGTAGTTCAAGACTACATAAGGCTGAAGGTTGTTGTGCGCCCCACCGGAGCCTGCGTTCTGGTTGGTTGCGGTCGTGTCTTGGTTCGTGGCCGTTGCGTCAACGCTGTAACCGAACACCGTGTGATGATGCGTTCCTGCATAACTGGTGTTGCCAGTTGTTGTCGTTGCTGTTGAGCCAGTATTGAATGCTGGTGAAGCATTGTTGCGAAGAACTGTTCCAACATTGTCGTAGTCGTAGGTATGGCGATGGCTTCCCTGGTCGTCGGTATCAATCCACACAAGGTGGTTGTGGGCATTTTGAGTATGTGTGTGCGCGTTCTGAACGTGGGTGTGAACCGGCATTTCAGTTTGTGCCAGGGTGTGCGTCTTTGCACCGCCAGTCTCACCCATCGCATCAAACTCGGTTTGCGAGGCATCTTTTCCGACCGGCACTCGACCTTTGAGGTTCGGTAGGTAGTACGAGGTTCCGCTGTGAACTCCGTAGGTGTCGCCGAGACAGTCTCGAAGTTCAGGGTATTGGTCGCCGTTGAAGGTTGATCCGTCGCACAGCAGGTAGCCCGACGGGGCTGTAGCACCGGCATACGGTAGAACAGCACCGGTCGGATTGACGGCCAGTTGCAGAAACAACTCCAGTTCCCGATCCCGGTTCTCGAGCAGGTCACGAACCTCTGCCGCCAAGCTCGGCATATCGTCGCCACGGAACGTGTAGTTGAACGGCACGTCAGTCCTCGCAGTTCAGGATGACACGGTTGATCAAGGCAGCATCAAACGACAGGAACGGCTTGATGCCGTACCCTCGCGGTGCGTCGTCGCCTCTGAAACGTGAAACCACTAGGTCGCCGTTTGAGGTTTCTTGTGCATACGCCCAATCGGATTGTGTGTAGTTCGCTGAACTGACATCAACCAGGCCGGTTGGCTTCATAGTGACCGCAACGACCGGTGTGCCGTTACCTGCGTTTGCCCATTCAACCAGCACTTCTTTGACGGTGAACGGCTTCTGATGCCAGTATTCGGACAGTTCAACTTCGGCGGTCGGAACATTTGTTGAGACGCTCGCCGAGCCGGTGAAGATGAAGTCTTCGTCCGTATTTGTTCCCGTGATCACGTTATTGATCGCTCGATACCATTTGATCGGGAACTTTGTGTCGTCTTGAACCATGCCGACGATGAAATATTCGTTCTGCGATTCGGGGCCGGGGCGAGCAATAACGATCTGATTGGTTTCACCAGTATCGGTCGGATCGTAAGAAATGTTGGTTCGCGCCCAACGCCCGTGAGATGTTTGCGAATACACGACTCCGCTTCGCAATACGACAGCCAGTCGACCGTCAGCGATGGCTTGAATACGACCCTTTTCATAACCATCGTCAGCATCATTGACATCGTCCAGATTCATCGTGGCTATTGCCTGAACACTTGAACCGAGCAACTGGTAGATGTTGCCGTCCAACGAACCAGAGCGTTGCTGATCTAGGAAGTACACGTTGCGTCCGACGACGGTCGCATCACGCATGCCTTCGGTGACGTTCTGTGCTGGCACGATCAACTGGATCGTGACGCTTGAGCCGAGGACACCAACGACGCTGTACACGCCGGTGTCGCAGATGACAAGCAGGTCGTTTGTTCGAGGGAGGACGTTCAGAATCTGCCCGTTGAACTCGTAATACTGGCTTGTTGACCAGCCGGTGAGTGCGGTGTCCGAGTAGTAGAGGCGTTTGGTTGTCGGCCCCCACGCCACAAGACGGTAGCCATAAAGCGCAAGGTTCGTGATGCCAGTTCCGGTTCCGAGAGCGGTTGAGACGCTCGCGCCGGTTCCGGCTGTTGTCACGCTGCGGATGTACCCGAAAGTACCTGAGTTGGTGTTGACGTAGTAGAACTTTGCTTCGTTCGGAACGTAAGCAACTTTGCCGCCGATGGTGCCGGTCAGGCTGGTGTCGGTTGTCGTGATGGGGAAACCGGGGCCGTAGTTGACGGACGTAATTCGGCACATCTTGGACGTTGTGCCAGACCAGATGACGAACGAATAGTTGTTTGCACCAACAGTCCAAGAGTCCATGATCTTGGCTCCAGTTGCGCTTGTGACGCCACCGTTGGCTCCGCATTGCTCATACCCGACCGGACACAGCCGACCGTTCGGTAGGGCAATAGCATTCTGGCCGAACCAAGTGTTCTTTGGCCAGTTGGTGGAGCGTGGCCCCATGTACTGACCGCCGGAGAAGTCGTCGTAAACGATCTGGAAGGAGGCCATCGGCTACTCCCAGGTGGCGTAGTCGCGGGCGCGTGTGAACTTGATTCGCCTCTTGATGGTCGTCCGGTTGTCGTCGTTCATGGACTTCAGGAACGTGCCGTACTCTTGCAGGTAGAGGGAAGCTCGCTGTTCGTCTTGGCGTCGAGCGGCGCACAGATGCGAAGCGTAGGCGACGATCACCGAATGGTAGACGACCGGCATCAAAGGTGACGACGAGTCGCTGGAGAGGGCTGGCTCGGAACGGAAGTAGTACAAGGTTCCGGCTGTCGTCGTGGACGGGATCGGCGTGATTTTGGCTTGGTTACCGTAGATCGTCCAGCCGAACGTGCTGTTGTCCGATGTCGGGTCGAGGAACGTCTCGAGCGGAACCCATTCGGCTGGTGACGAGTTGATGACCAGTTCGTTGGCTCGCATGAAGTCGGACGGAAGGGTGGCGGCACCGTTCACCGTGTCGAACGACAGCGATGCGGTCGAAGCCAGCCACCACCAGTCGCGTTCCATGCTGACACGGTTCAAAGCGTCGTTCAGGCTGGTGTTGACAAAAGAGTCGGTGATCAGACCGTCAAGGCTGTTGCCAGAGCCGTCTGATTTGATTGCCAGTCGATCTTTGACTGCGTTACGCAAAGCGAGTCTGTTCATGTCATACCACCATCACGCTGTACGCCTGCGCGGCGTTGGAGATCAGTTTCACGTCCGAGGCTGTCCCGTCGCCCACCAGGCTGAGGGTCATGCCGATGCCCACCACATAGCAGTCGTCTCCGTTCACCGTCGGCGTTGGCACACCTTTGGTCGGGTCGCCGAAAGTGAAGAAGATGGGAGAACCAGACGTGGTGCGGTTGCTCACAATAACGAACGACACCGAATCACCGAACGACACCGTGTCCACCGTATCGGGGGTCAAGACGGCGTGTTTCGCCTTGTTCACGGTGTACGACGCCATTACTTGCCTTTCTGGTTCATGCTGTGGATTCGACGGTTGGAGCCTTCCAAGTGTCCCACATCGCGCACCAACGCCCAATGCAGTTTGTCAGCCAACTCCAACCTTTTCTCACGTTCAGCGGTTTCGTGTGCGTCACGCACCGCCTTGTTCTTCTTCATCAGATCGTCGTGCAAGGCTTTGCCCTTCTGCCAGTCACCTTCAATCAGTTTGACGATCAGCGTGTGATCGCACCGATCATGGGAGCAGGCCACATACGGGGTTCCCATCGCATCGACCATCCACACCTCAAACCGGTTGGCGAGAGGGTTGAACATCAGGGAAGCAGACGGGTCACCGCGCCACCCTGACTCATCACCACGTTGGATGCGGTTGGCGATGTCGTACACGTCGAACGACACCTCAGCCATCTCCGACCCACCGTCAACATTGCCCATCAAATCTGCTGCACGAATCATGGTGGTCATCCTAGACGAAAGGGCCGGTCACCTTTCGGCAACCGGCCCTGACGTTTGGGGGATTGGTGGATCAGGCTCCAGTTGCCTTGAACCGAACAGTCGTTGCGCTCATGTCGGTCGTGTTCGGAACCTGAACGAACGCACCGGTGGCCGCCGTCTGACGGTACAGCAACACTTTCGGATCGCTGGTGGAACCGTCCCACGTCGGCAGATAGCCGATGCCTGCGTTCAACTCGAGCCAGTCAAGCCGGTTCAAGCCGAGCTGTGCCAGCGTCACCGATTCGCCACCCGTCGGATACGACGAGTCGAAGGTGATGACACCGAACACTTCTTTGCGTGTACCGGGGACTTCTGGCCCGATGGAAATTGCGACGGATGCGGCCATGTCAGATGCTCACCTCGGTGAGATCCTTGATGACGAAGTGGGCGTTGCGCTGCTTGCAGGCGAGTTCGCCGTACATATAGAGCGTCGCCTCGTAGGCATCCTGGTCGGGCTTACGGTTCATCACCGCGCCGTCGAGGTCCATGAACTGGAATCCGTCGCCCACCTGGTGGAACACCAACACTTCGGGGTTGATGCCGTACAAGCGGTTGTTCGGGCAGTCGAAGTCGGCGTAGAGGGCCGTGGGGGCTTCGTCACCCTTGCCGGAGACCGACGGGCTGTAGAACTGGATGCCCGCGTAGCCACCCTTCAACTGGGTCTGCTCCATGTTGCGCTTGAGGCTCAGGAGAAGGTTGCTGATGGCCAAGTTCACGCCTTCAGCCGACACCAACAGGCGCGGCTTCTTGCCCGAGTTGGTCAACACCTTCATGATCGAACCGGTGATCAGCGACTCGGTGACCGAACGGTTGGTTCCGCTGTTGCTGTTGACGTAAGCCTTCCACTTCGGCTGGCTCGACGGGTTGATCGTGTGAAGGATGGCGGTGTCGTCGACGATGGTCTGGAGACCGGTCAACTCGACCTGACCGTCACCGGGCTGACCGGTGTTGCTCGAGGCTCCACCCGCTCCCGAACGGAAGACGTAGTGCGACGACGAGGTGGTGACCGCAGCACCAGAAATGGCGATGGTCTTGTTGGTCTCGTCCACCGAGGTGACGGTACGAGCCGAAGCCACCGTGGTCGGCGAAGCGACCGTTCCGATGTCGACCACCATGCCGCCGTCGAAGAACAACTGGCGCAGAGCGGTGGAACCGGTGCTGGAAGCCAACACGACGGTCGTGGACGACGAGGTGGTGCCACATTGGGCGATCACACCGTTCGACGTTCCCCACAACTGGCGGTTCACGTCCTTCATCGCATCCTTCTTGATGCCTTCCATTTCGGCGTCGAGCGCGTCGATGAAAGCACCACGGTCGGTCACGGCCTGCTTGATGGTCGGGCCGGACAGCTGGATGCGACCGTAAACGTAACGGACCGGAACCGGAACCGTGGCGTACGACTGGTTGGCGGCGGTGGGGAGGGTGCCGGATTCGGCTCGCGCTCCAACGCCGGATGAACGTCCGAGGTGGACGGCGTGACGGGCGATTCGACCCTGGACGGTGTCCTTGCGGGTTTCGACCTGCGAGAGGATGAAGTTCGCCTCGTTGAGGTTGTCGAGGTATTCCTTGTAGTCATCCTTGAGGATGGCATCGACTGTGGAAAGGGTTGCGGCCATGATTGGTGCTTTCTGAGAGAGAGTCTGATTGGGGGGAATCGGAACCTATCTGAGTTGAGCCGTCCGGCTGTCTCTTTCCATCATCCGATGGAGGTACCTATGTGGGCGAACTATCCAGTTCTTTGCACAGTCTACACACGACTGTCATGCGATTGTCAAATAAGGGAATCGCCCCGCCCAACGTAAAAGACTGAAACCGTTGGACGGGGACATCGGCGGTCACTCAAAGGATAAAAGAGTGCCTTCCCTTGTGCCGACGTTACGTCAGAGTCCGTTCTGTGCCAGACGAGCCATCGCACGTTCACGCGGTGTCATCTGCTGGCCGTTCGGAGAAACGACGGGGACACCGTTGACGATGGGTGCGCCCAGCCCGTTGGAGGCTTCGGCACGTCGGGTCGCTATCGCTTGCGCCTGCGCCAAAACTTGTTCCTCCACCTCACGAATGGCTGCGGAGAGGTCAAGGTCGGGTCGCTTGGAGGCGGCCACAATGGCAGCCGTTGCGAGCGGGGTGTCCGGCGAAAGTCCATGTTGGGTCAGCGTTTCCTCGATCTGGCGTTCGTACTGCTGTTGAACCTGCGCCTGCTGCATCTGCTGAAGGCTTTCGTTCAGGCGGGTTTGGACGAGCTGTTCCACCTGGTCGGGGGTCATTCCAGCGTTCGTGCCGTCCGAGTACGCCTGTTGGGCGACCGCCGTGTTGATGGCCTGCTGTTGAGCGGGGGTGATAAACGAGTCGAATCGGTCTCCGGCCAGCGTACGGGCGTTGTCCACCATCCATCGGACAGCGGTTTCGGTGTCGCCGGAAGCGAACGCTGATGCAAACTCTTGTACCGCTCGAGCGTCGTCGGGATGCATTTTGCCGAAGGTTTGAACGAAAGGCTTGTATCGCTCGCGTTCCTTGATGCGATCCTGCACTTCGGCGCGGTACTTCGCTTCGTAGTCAATT